TCTTTTTGGTAGGCGACCATACAGATATTCTATCACTTACTAACTGCAAAAAATCCTTATCAGTTGACATTATAATAATATCACTTTTAGGTAATACATTAGTTGAAATATAAGCTATGGTATCATCAGCCTCTATATTATCTATTGATAGTATAGTTATAGGAAGTTGTTCAAGATATTCAACAGAACGTTGAACCTGCATAAACATTGACTTTTGTTCATCATCTACAGAAGAAAAATCATTAGCTCTATTAAGACGTATCTTTGTCTTACGCTTCTTTTTATATTCTGGATATAACTTACGGCGGCGGACAGACCCCCCTTTACCATCAAATACAACTATGCATCGGGTGGGATTGAGCATTTTAATTGCATAACCGACTGACTTCAAAAAACCAACTATTCCCCCAACGTGAATCCCATCATCATTGAGAGTTGGTATAACGCTGAATACTCTTATAAAGGTATTCAGGCCATCTATTATCAGTACCTTATCATCAGGCTTCCCTGAATCTATCTCGCCGCCGTGTTTTCTTATTTCATTTAATATAGATATGTATCTATCATTACTCATCAGATTCTTCTGCTACAGTTATATCATCAATTCCAAAGTTTTTATCGTATTTAAGAATCGCTTTACTACAAATTAAATTATAGCAATACTCTTTAAACTCAGTATCCTTTAACTGTTCTGACCAATCTTTAGATTGAAACTTTATTTCATTCCCTTGATGGTCATTCATCGTATACCAAGCACCACCTTGTTTTAACAATTTATGATCTTTTAAGACCTGTAGCCAACTTCCATCATCATCAATACCACTTTCAAAGTACAAATTAAAATCAGCATGCCTCATGGGAGGACCTAGTCTATTTTTAATGACTTGAGCTCTCATTTTCATGCCGATTGTATTAGTCTTTTTATCTTTGATTTGTCCAACATTTTTCAATCTGATACGTGTTGAAGCGTGGAATGGTAATGCTTTTCCACCACTTGTTGTCCAAGGGTCTCCAAACATTACTCCGAGTTTTTGTCTGAGTTGATTAGTGAATACTAAAGCTATCTTCTGTCTACCAATCATTTGAGTAATCTTTCTCATCGCTTTTGATATGATAATAGCTTTAGATGTAGCCCATCCGTCTTTTTCAAAATCAGCCTCTAACTCTACTTTAGTAGTAGCTGCTGCTAAAGAATCAACCAAGATTGTTACTAATCTATCTTTATCTGATTCACGAATCTTTACAACAATTTTTTCAATGGCTTCGAAAATATCTTCTATTGTTTCTAAATGTATATACAACATATTACTTACATCTATTCCAATAGCTTCAAGAAATTCTCTACTCACAGAAGTCTCAGTATCCATATAAACTGCTACTCCTTCTTTTCTTTGTGTTTCCGCAAGAATGTGAGCACCAATTAAAGATTTACCACTCGATTCTAAACCATTAATTTCTGTGATTCTTCCTACTGCAATACCACCATTAGGTTTATTCGAAATTGCTAAATTTAATAGAGTTGATCCTGTTGAAACAAAATCCTTTATATCTGTAGGAGTTGTATCAGAACCGTCTAAAAAATAAGCAACTTTGGTATCTTTGAATTGTTTGTTAAGATTATCAGCTAATACACTTGCTAATTCATCTTTTACAGACATTTAAATTCTCCTCTTTAACTATTAAAGAGGTCATCAAATGCTGCGGATGCATCAGAAGTAGTTGTATTACTTTGTAAGGTAGATACTGTAGAAGACTTTTCAGTTTCTTTTTTAGTATCAGTTTCCTCATCATCTTCAGAAGGATTTAGCCATTTCTGTAAAACTTCTGCTAATTCATCATAAGTTTGTTCGTTATAAATTTCACGAATATCCTTTTGTGAATTTAACAAAGTTTCAAGTTCCTTTGCATCTTCTGTAATCTGAGTTTGGTTGGGTTTAACTCTAATAGTTGTTTTAGGAAACGAAGCACCGATTTCTTCGGCTGTTTTGAATTCGACTCCTACATCCCTACCATTTACTGGATCTGTAATATCACCATAATCTGGATCTGCAATAACTGAAAGAAGTTCCTGGTAAACTGTTTTACCAAATCCCCAGAATTTTACTCCTTCTTTTTCTTCACCACGAACAATTACAGGTGTAAAAGTTCTCATTTTTGCCTCTAACTTTTTACCTAATTTCCAATCATCTCTATTACCAGATGACTTTAGTTTATCAGCAAATTCTTCAATTGGATCTGGACGACCAAAACTGATTGGTGATAAGTAACTCTTACCGCCAATATCATAATGAAAAAATAGTTCAATAAACGGTGTTTGCTTATTGAATTTATAAGGTACTATTCTAATTAAGGTTTTGCCTGGTTGAGGTTTCCAAAGATTTGAAGTACGAGTATTCGTAGTTTGAAGTTGAGTTAATCTTTTCTTGATTGCGTTAATATCCATTTGATATCTCCTTATTATTTATTATTTATTTAGTATTTTTCAATGATTACCAAGTGTAACCATTTACAGTAATATATATCAAGTAGTTTACTTTAAATCCACGTTATTTTTATAACATTCTATACAAAAGATCTTATTATTTTTAAAGTACCAATCACTATGATATCCATCAGACCAATGGACTGTTTGATAAACTTCTCTATTACATTTTGAGCAAAACCTCTTAGGTTTTTCACTCACTTCTAAATGTTCTCCCATTTTATCCGCATCCTTTAATATATAAAAAAAAGTGGCCCGTTATTTTCAAGTTTGGTAATATGGTGGAAACTGAAAATTTGAGCCACTTTTAAAACTTTTGCCCGCCGCCGTCCCTCTTTAGATACCATCCGATACACTAAACTTTTAGGTGTTTTCCACCAACAGTTTTAATTTGGTAACTGTCAAACCTCGTCTCTGTTTAGTGTATTATACTTATGTCATCGGTTATCCTCCGAGTTTTGAAATTTTGGGGGTGTGGAAAAGCCATTCCACATCGAATCACTCTGATTTTTTGCCTTCACACTTTGTTTCCGAAAGTTACTACGATTCTCTCTCAATGCTATTAACATCGTTGAGGCGAATACAACTTCTAAACAACTGCCTTAACCCTCAAAGATCGGTTTATTCGGCCAGTTCTCAGGGAGATTTCCTTTCGGGTACTCCCAGTGAAGCGAAAAAGTAGGCTACTTTTTCAAGTTAGTTTGACTCAAACTCCCTCATAGATTGTCATCCAGTATTACCAACATTTAGGTGAATACTCTTCTACCACAAGAAGAATCGGGATACATTACAAGCCCTTATCGAAACCTGTTATTCAGTCAACCCCACATCAACATGCCTGCTGATGCGTCCCATTTCAAATTTTTCAAAAAACACAACCATATATACTATGGTCTGATATTATATATATAAGTCTAATTTCCCAAAACACTGGTTTATTTTATTTAAATTACAGTTGTTCTATCCCACGCATTAACATCAATAATAGTATAAATCCTTGTAGGAATGATGTTTATACCTTCTTCATTTGTGAGTAAAAGTGTATTGTGATAATTTTCCCAAGGTACGGGAAAAGTTTTATCTAAAACCCCTTTATTCTCTTTCCGAATTATTTCGTTAAGAGCATTAATAGTATATAAAGTATTAGTCTGTTTCTTTCTATGTAACGATATTGTATCTCTTGCATTGTCTATATAATCATCTGTTAACTCTACATTGTATGTACATATTAATTGATGATGATCTTTTTCATTCTGAAATACATAAACCTTATCGAACAAAATATCATTACATTCTATAATTAAATCAATTATATCATATAACCTATTTCGTTTAGCGAATGTACAAAGTAGTTGGGTTTTCATAATATTAAGGTAAATTAATTTCGACTTTATTGGATTTAAGAGGTTCTAGACCCAAGTTTGATGCTAAAATTTTAGCTCCTTCTTTTCCCCAAATTTTTAATTGCTCAACAGCTTTTTTAATTACTTTATTATAAAATCCTTCTATCAATTTACTTAACCAAGCCCAAAATTTCTTAGCTATTGCTTCTATTTTTTTAGCCGCTTTTTTAAGATTAGCTTTAGTCTTTTTCCACATATCTTTTAATCCTTCTTCTAATAATTCCGAATAAATATCCAATCCACTATCTATTTGTTCGTTAAAAAGTACAAGTTCATCCTCAACAATATTTGATACTTTATTTTCAAATTTAGATGGGCTTCCTTCAATATACTTACCTTCAGTAAGTTCTTTTTCTGGAGGTAACATTAATCTAATTGAAGAACTTTTGGATTTTTTTGATGTTTTAAAACCTACTGTTGGTTTAACACTACCAGCATGACTATTAGCATAACTTTCAAAATCTTCTTCCCATTCTTTTATTCCACCATCATCAAATACAAGAAGAGCATTAGCCTGCGCATCAGCTACATGTTCCTTTCCAATATTACCTGAATATTTATAATTCCCACTAGCAGCTTCATAAACACACCACTTTTTAAATACTTTTGACTGAAATATACCATTAACAAGCTCTTCCTGAATTTTTCTGTGATCAACTGCTTTATCAACAAAAAACTCCATTTCCTTAGAAAGTTCTGCACCCTGAGTTTTTATCCAAACTTTAAACCATTTAGTAAAATCTTTCATTTTAATATCATCAACTATCTTATTACCTTTTTCATCTATCAAAAACCATCCAGGATTTTTCTTATCTACATACTCCCACTTTCCCCCTTTATCAAATATATTTAATAAGATTCCTTCAGCTTGAGCATGTCTTTCTAATTTACTTTGTGAAAATTTATATTTAGATGTAAGAGTTTTTAATTCAGCTGACCTATGTGGGATCCACGCTGCTTTTAAATTTTGTTGAATTTTCGTTATAGTATGTGGTGTTTTCACATTCCTAGCAAAATCATCTTCAATAAGTTTAACAATCTTTGAAACAGCCGCAGTATCTATCTCTGGATTATATTCTTTAGTAAAAGCTTCAGCTGCCAATAGTACACCCTTAGCATCATCAGCTGTTCCACTCATTAATTGTGATCCACCTTTCTTTTTTAAAGAAATATAACTTTTTTTACCTGACGCATATAAATCAGTTTTTGGAGTTTTATTTCCAGCACTAAATCCTTTCTCCAAATTTCCATAGTGATTTTTCTTCGCTTGACCAGTACCAAACCATTTCATATTATCTACATAAGGTATTCCTACTGCTATTTTATTAACTGTAGTTAAATACTTTGTATTTCCCGAAAATCTTTGATAATCTGCCCAAGGTACATCACCTTTTTCACAAGCTGTTTTATCGTCATATTTTGGATTTTTTAACTTATTCATTTCAACAACAATACCCATTTCATAATCCTGACCCTTAACTGATCCAGATTTTCCTTTAGCAGCTCCACCTCTCGTTACTTTAAATGCATTCCATTCATTAGACTCTGCTCTCTTAACTACAATCATAGGAAAAGTTCCACTTTCACCATTGTGATTTTCCATTGGTGAAGGTAAAGTACCGCCTTTAGATGTACCCTGTATAAGTTTAGCATCAAGTACATCATCTTTCCAAGTAGTTTTAATATACTTCACTACACCTTTTAAAAACGTTTCATCTTCAACATCTTCTACAACCCAAGACCAATTATTTGATTGTTTTCCAATTTTATTATATTTCTTAGCAACACCACCATGAATTATATCTCTCCATGCAGGATTTCCCGCTGCCTCTTTCAATAAAGGATGTTCCATATTATATAATAACTCATAAGTAATTTCAACTGGCCATTTATGATCAGTTAATACAGTTTTTAATACTGTAAGGTCACTGTAACTTTCAATATCAGGAAGTCCATCATGACCTTCTATTAATGATAACCTATAAGACCACTCATCAACTATTTTTGATATATTTGTATTCATGCTAATTTCTCTGTAATGTCTTTCATATGATGATAATTAGTTCCTTTGCTTACTTTTGTGGGATATTTACCATTTTGTTCAATAATATTTTTTACCATTTTTAAAAACTTAGTTCCATCGTTCATATTAAAGTCAAACAAAAAACTATCGTAACTATATAATACCAATTTGCTTTCATACTTAAATTCCTTTAGATGAGAAATTAAATCTGTTAACATTCTCATATTATTTTCCGTCTCTGTCAATTGAATAAGGTAATTAAATAACTTATTCTTATTCATATTTGATAAATTTTTCCTGTATATCTTCTTACTATAAATATTAGAAGTTATAAAATCTTCTTTTTTATAACCACTCCAAATTTCATTAATATAATCATGAACTTTACTGAAAAATGGATTCATTTGAACCACTTCTATTGGAATACGACCGTACAGATATTTAAATGAACGATTCTTTGACTCTTTATAATCACACCCATAAAATTCAGCCATGTGTTCGTGAACTGAACCTTTAGGAAATTCATAACCAATTAAATTACCTATCAATCGTAAGTGATATGCATCATAATCAAGCTCAACCAACATACCTTTAGTTCCAAATCTACTTATGTAAGGTTTCCTACTACCATCTTTTTTATTCAATGCTGCAAAATTAACACCACCAAATCTATTTGATGGGCGACCTGTAGAAGTATACAAATTATATTCACTAAAAACTATATCATTTAATGTTTTTAATCCATTTGATTCTATATACTGTAAATTATTTAATACATCATTATTATAATACTCATGTACTGGCAAATTAATATGCTTTTTTAATTCATTTGAAAGTTTTCTACAATACTCTAAGTGTTTCATTGTAGGTATAATTGAATTCAAATTATTTCTATTATAAAATTTATTATTAAAAAAGTTATGTGTTAATGTAGAAATCTCATCTACATTTAATGGTACATTATACTCCATATAATATTGAAGATTTACATCTATCACATTTTTCAAATGAATAGCATGTAATAATTCCTTTTTATTAAATGTATACTTTTTATTGTCTGAGTTGAGTTTATCAAGGTAGGATATATCAAGATTAATTGTCTCACTATGACTAAATGGTAACATATAATCTTTACCGTCAATGAAGGATATATAAAGAAGTGATAATATATTTTCTTGCGGATGCAAGTTAGTATCAGAAAAGATTGGTATTACTACACAATCCTCTGTCTTGAATTTACTATGAAACCTGCGAAACTGATTTACTGTCTCTATTATCATTATAACCTTTATAATATATAGTATACTAAATTATGTTAAACAGTCATTATTTTTTACTCCCGTAAGCTTCTTCCTTTTGATGTAGGTTGTCTCTTTGGAGTACTTCTAATTCTACTCTTTGAAGTTTTATCCTTTAATCCTCTGTTAACTGACTTAAATGGACTTAATGACTTTTCCATTCTATCCTTCGGTCTTCCTCTACCAGTTTGAGTTGATAACTTTTTTCTCCGTATACTTACAGTATTACGGGTTTCTGCTGGTGCTGAAATTGTTGGTGCTAATATTTTCTTTTTTGCTGGCAATCGAGGATTTCTAACTTTAAACCCTTTAGGTTTTGATAACCTAACCAAAGGCATTGATGGTAATGGTGGTATATCTGCTGGTGGTTTTGGTTTAGGAGCTTCAACAATTGGTGGTGCTTTAAATACTTTAAGTTTTTCTAATCTTTCACTAACTACACTATTATGGCTTGGAGCATCACTTTCCCAAAATTCTAAAGGATCTAAATTAGTAGCTATATTAGGAATATCTTCTGATGCCAATTTAAATGCTGCTAAATTACTTTTTTCTATTTCATCTTTTGTTCCACTCAATCTCCACTTTATTGATGTTTTAGCATAATTCTTATGTTTACCATTAAAAGTTTTTTCTTTTATTTCTATAGGTGTTGACATAGGATTAGATTTTAATTTAGCAAAATACCTTCGAGTATAACCTGTTTCTAAATCACCTTCTGTTAATTCAAAAGAATGTGCTTCTAAATACTTTTCACGTTTAGCAGGAAAAACATTTATATACTGTGAAAATATAGAATCATTTTTTCTTCTAGTCATTAACTTAGATAAAAGTGGATGATGTTCAGGTCCAGTCATATAATATTCTTTTTTATCTACTGTATAATGTATATGATAAGGAACACCTTCTCGTACAAATCCACCATTTAGAAACTGAAATTCACCTTCTTTAGTAATAAGATTTTCTACAGTTCTCTCTGTTGTTTCAATTATTTTTTTTATTGATGGCATATCTTATTATCCCGCTTTTGCTATTTTTACTTTATTTGCAATCCTACTCATTGATATCCTTATTTGTCCTTCAAGTGAAACATCCCATCCCGCATCATTTACTTCATGTGATACTGACTTTACTTGAAATACACAAGTTCTTTTATAGTCTTCTGGTAAATAATCAGAAGTAAATACATTTCCAGGATAAATCCCTCCGATTCCATCTAATGTTAATGATAAATCTATAGGAACTAATATATCAGCGGTAGCTTTATTTGCACCTCCAGGTGCAGCAAGAATTAAAGCTTTCATCTGTTTTATATACTTAGGTTTCATACCACCATATTGATTATATATATGACTTATTACAGGTAAGGTATCTCCTTCTGATAATGCTTTTATATTTGATACAACTTTCTGAAAATCAGTAGTATCTATTTTAGAGTCATCTTCAGAACCACCACCACCTTTTTGTGCACCACTTGCACCCTCTGTACCTATTATTACTTCATCCTCATCATCTGGTGTTAATTCACCTAATGTTGGACCTGCTTCTATTGTTAAAGGTGGTATTGCACCTTCATCTGGATTTGGATCCATAAGACCAAAACTTGGAAACTTCCATCCTTGCAGCATCGGACCTAAAATAGGATCTGGCTTATCTTTATTCATAGCGCCTGCACCCTCTCCTTGGGGATCTTCTTCTCCTACTGTTTCACTTTTTGTATTTCTACCCAACATAGCAGCCGTTGCCATAGATGAAGGTAATTTAGCTTCCATTCCCTGAGCTTTTACTATTGATTCTTCTCTCCAAGTTTTAAACTTAAATAATCTTCCTTTTACTTCACCATCTTCAAATCTACTTTCATCTTCTAATAAACTTTCTATTGAATTATTAACATAATTTATATCAATAACCATCATTCTACCAGTATTATTTTGATCAGATGTTATTGAAAAATCCCAAAGACCAAAATCTTTATTTAATTCTTCAAATAAATTTTTAAATCCAGCTTCTACAGTTGCAACTTCACCAAATGCTCTTTCAATAGTTTTCCAATGAATAAGTAAATTTCTTAAATAACCACCATCTTCCAAGTTATCTGAAACTGCAAATTTATCAAATTCATCATTAACCCTTTTAGCTACTTCTCTTGTAACTTCCTCTTGAAAATCATCTCCAAGACTTTCAACAACTGCTTTTATAGCTTCCCAACCAACCGCCGCTGCATCTACTATAAAATCACCTGCTGACTGTATTGCATCTACTGCACTATCAATTCCAAGAAATTGTACCACACCCCACGATCTCCAACCTGTAGATGCATCAGGTTCTTCTTCTTTTTTCCTCTCTGCTATCTTTTCTTTCACATCTTCTTGTACATTGTCCAGTACATCACCTAAGTGAGAATCACGAATACTTTCTGCTGGCCACTGTCCGGGTACTATAAAAGATTTTCTATCTGTTGTTAATAATTTTTCGTGATTCATTATTATTGTACTTTTTCCTTTAATTATACTTCTCATATCAGATATAATTAAATTAGTACGCGTATTAACTTTTGAAAGAAATTTACTTATAATATTATCTTCCATCCATCCCCATGTAACATAAGGACCTATATCTACATCAAAATGTAACCAACCACCTTCCTTTTCCATAAATAATACACCTTTACCAGGTTTCTCTGCAAATTCTTTTAATTGACTAGATAAATCTTTTATATATTTTGGCATTGTAACCTTTGGAATCATTTTATATGATACTTTACTACCATCTTCTTCTACTCTTTCTTGTATAGCATAATCAAGGTCAACAGCTTGTTTAACCTTACTATCAATCATACTTACACCCATAGCAACTACATCAGTAGTACAATCGAATCCACCATCATCTCTAAGACTCCAAGTAAAGTTTTTTACAATTCCACACATAGCATCATAATTTCCACCATTTTTGAAAATCTTATCCTGTATATTAGTATAACATTGACCTTCTTTAATCTCTTCAAATGTAAAAGTTTGACCTACTAAGTTAGAAGTCCAACCCCACTCTAAAAGAACACTTGTTCCGTGAGATAAAAAATAAGGAGTAAGTCTATTTAATTCTTTTAAACTATAACATGACCAAGTTACTGTTGCATTTCTAATTGCTTTCATTCCACCATCATAAGTAGAACTTAAACCTTTAACTCCAGCCATTGGTCGAAAATAAGAAGGTTGTATATCACCTTCACCGTCTGTGATTGGTTGTGTATATATTTCATCAAAACCATGCCTCATCTTTGAAAATGATTGATCTCCATCTGGATCTAACATTTCCCCCCCTAACATAACAACACCACCGAGCGACTTTGGTGTCTCAACTACAGAAGTCATTTTAATCCATATTGTTCCAAGAGGATAAAATGAAGCTGCAAGTTCATTAGATTTTCCAGTTTGAGGATCTTTTGCAGATTGTAAAACTGTTTTAGCAATTGAAGCTTCTCTGAAATGTAACTCTTTTCTTATATCTCTATCTATAGGATTTAACTGAAACATGTCTCATCCTTATTTATTATTCAATAACTCAAGATCTTTTAATGCCTTTTCTATATTCATAGGAATTCTAATTTGTATTCCTGCTTCCAAAGCAACTCTACCATATGATATATTATCATTTGCTTTAGATATAATCCACCATAAGGTAGTATCTTTGTAATATTTAAAAGCTAAATTATCCAATCTATCACCATCAGTTGTCCATAAAAAAATATCATTATCGTCTAGGGGAATATTAGGATATAAAGTTGGTTTATAAACTCTTTGTCCTTTTTTGTTTCTCATTACTTTTGTAAATTCATATCTGCTTGGCATAATTTAACCCTTCACCGCTTGTTCATTTTTCTTGTCATCACTAATTCCACTAGTTTCTGTAGCTGGATTTGGTGATATAGGAAATAAACCTTCATATCCTCTTCGTACTGGTGATGTTAAATCAGTAGTTGTTGCTGGATCTTTAGCAAATGAATCAAATTCTTGATCACTAGATATCCAATCAAAATCAAAATGTTTACCTATCATTGAAGGTCTATACTTTCCAATATATCTAAAAGAACAAGAACACGTAAGATACTTAGGAACTCTTAAACCTTTATCTAATTCCCACGTTGAACTTTCTTGACTTGCTATTGATAAACTTGCAAGAAATCCTGGAGTTGATTGATACATATCTCCAAGTGACAATTCAATAAACGGAGCAACCATTCTATTTGTATTCCATGCTGGATAACAAAGTCCAACAAGATAATTTAATTTATCCCATAATACAGGTAACTCTTGTTTTGTCTTTGGATATACATTAAAATCAAAACTTATTGTTCTATCTGCACCTTTGTATACAAATACCTTATCAGGTCTGCCAATAAATCTTTCATCACCCCATTCTGGAGATATAGAATCACTTATTCCACCAAGTATTGCTCTAAAAATAATATATTTATTATTTACCACATCTTTAAATTTAAACGGTATAAAATCTTCATCATATTCTTCAGAACCATAAGGATGTAAATTAGCTTTATCTGCTAAATCTGTATCAAATTTATCAGATTGTTTTTTAACAACACCTAATTCAGAATCTACTGCAATAGTTATTCCTTCAGAATGTCTATCTGTCCATCCACCTACACCTTTATGTATTTTAGCAGCTTTAGCTCTTGCTGCCATAGTCTCATCTGCAACATCTTCTGCATTCTCTGGTTGTACAGTACCAACTGAACCTACTATATTTTGTTCACCTGGTGAAAGTATTTTATCATATCCATCAAGATATTTATGATCTCCATTCAAATGACCATATGTTAAAGTAGAATATCTATCTATTAATTTTCCACTTGGAGCAGAAAATTCTGCAATTCCACTCTCATGAGCATCTGTCATACCACCATAAATCATACCATCGTAAATTTTTGATCCTTTTTTCTCAACACTTATCGCATTTGTTTCTATTGATGTATCTGAACTTAATAATTTTACAACAGTAGGTTGTAGTATTTTAGTCTTTCCATCAGCTAATGTAGTTGCAAGTAAACCTACTTTAGTCCCTATACCCGTCCACAAATTACCTTTTACAATTTGTGATTTTTCCCGTGGATATGATCGTAATTTATGGTCAGGCTGTACATTATGTGAAGTACCAGCATACATAGCTTTAGGATTATATAAGTTTACAATATCCCTTGCACTATCTACTGCTCTTAAAGGTGGACCAAATGGAAAAATTCTTGCAGAAACTGAATCAGCAATATTACCTATAATAGTACCAACTGTTGCTCCTACTTTTCCAAGAACTTGTCCTAATTTAGTTTGTGATGCGGATGCCGCAATAGAATCTAACTTTTCACCAACTGGTGCGGTAACATCTACTACTTTATTCTTAATGTTAATCGCTGTTCCCTTAACACTCGCCACCAAATCAGGATAATTTTTATTCATAAAAGCACTAACATTTCCTGCTGCATCAACAAATTTACTTATACCAAGATTAATATTTTTCATCATAGCTATAGCATCTACACCCCAATGTCTAACCATATGAGATCCTGGAGGTAAAGAAGCTAAAAGTGAACCTGGAAAATATAACCGAGTATTTGAACTTTTTATTGGTGCACCACTTTTATCCAATTGTGCTTGCATTGGATTCATAGACTGTAACAAATATTGTTTACCAATAAATACAAGTCCTCGTGGACTCAACATAAATTTAATTATTCTTGCTTCATCTGCTGCTGTCCTTGATGCTGCTGTAACCATTCCACCTCTAATAAAAAGTCCTTCAGTAATCATATCTGCCAGTTTAAACATATCACTTGTTACTCCACCACCTACTGCAGTGGCTAAGCCAGAAACCCCACCTGCTCCTAAAGCCGAAACAGAATCCATAACTCCAATATTTCCAACCACTGCTTGCTGTAATCCAGCAATAGCAATACTACCAATATCATTAGGACCCCAATTAGAACCTATCCCTCTCAATACAAAAGGTTGTCTAGATGACAATTGAAGTCCTGGATCTGCATCACGTCTAAATTCACTTGGTGTTCTAAAATTATGTCGTCTTTCTATATCAAATTTACTAAGACGTTTTGTAGAAAATTCTTCAGTATCAGTACCACCTATATTTCTATTTGCTCTATCACCTGTAACTGTATATCCTCTAACCGTAAACTCTTGTGGTGTTATCGTAATAACTGCTTCTTTTAATGGTGGATTTGACATAACTGAAACATCAACACCTTCTTTTAATGGTGGATTTGACATAACTGAAACATCAACACCTTCTTTTCCAAATGCTTCCATCAATCCTATTTGTGGAAGATTAGCAAAAGTAAATTGTGTTGGGAGTGAATTATGATTAATAGTAAAGCCAGTCGCGTCTATATCTGGTATAACATTTGTTACACCTAATTCAGGACCAGCGGTATGCCTACCCTCAGGCGAACCTAAAGGTGTGCCTGCACCTATTGCTAAATTACTTGTCATTTCAACTAAAGACATTATCCATTCACTCCCATATCACCGACTTTTTTAGTTAAGGTATTCATAAGTTTTGCATCTTGTGCAATTAACTGATCCAATTTTTCCTCAACTACTGTTAAATCAAATTTATTACCTAATGGTACTGCTGCTTCGGGACCTGCATCACCTATTGTTGCAGTTGTTGGTTTAGTAACTATCCCACCTTCTGCCATAGATACTGCTGGTGATGCCGCTGCTGGTGCCTTTCCACCACCGCCAAAAAGTCCTTTTAGTTTATCACCAAGCCACTTCGCTGCTTCCCAAGCTAAAAATAACGGTGCAAAAGCTATCTTAAATGCAATTGAAGCCAATTTTCCAAATCCACCAAGTTTCTTTGCTAATAAAACAATTCCTGCTATCAAAGCAATTATACCTATAATAATCAATCCGATTGGATTTGCACTCAAAGCAATATTAAGTGCCCATTGTGCAGCTGTCATTAACCAAGTAGCTATAGTTATAGCTCCCATTATTATTAAAAAACCACCCATAGCCACATTTCTTGCTATAGTAAGTGCAATATCTTTAGCTTTCATTACAGTTGTTGCAATCAAAGTTCCAAGATATGTAACTGCTGTTGTATTTCCAATTGCTTCCAATACATTCCTAGTTCCTTTAGCCACATTTCCTGCTATAGTAAGTGCAAGATCTTTA